ATTGATATAAAATTCTTTATGTAGAGGCATACACATATTCTAAGTTATAGATTTACCTATGTATATGGTAAGTTCAATTATTTAGAAATTTTTTAAAAAATTGAAATGAGAAATTACCTTAACACCCAATAACAATTACCTATGTCTACGTTTACAAACGAACAAAAACAAGAAAACACGAAATACCCTGCTGCTATGTCGGAATTTAGGTTAACAGATGTGCGTGAAAATAAAAAAAGTGATTGTGAAGATATATGCATGTGTTGCGGTGCAATGAGTTTAGTGTGTACAATATGTGGTTTTGCTGGTGCTTATATAACTTGGTTGGTATTCTCTATTATTGGTATGACAGAAGTATCAGATCAGACATTGAGGGAAGAGCATTGTGGATCTCTATTATGGAGATATGTACTTACTATGGCAATTATGACATGGATCCAAGTAGTATCATCAAAACCCAAGTCTGATTCAGATAATAGTGTTGAGGCAGCATTTTGTGGATTGATTTGTACAATGTTGTTAGCGATTGGTATGGCAAGTTGGGGATCATATGAGCTGTGGGGTCGTGAATGTTCAGAAGATCTAAAACATTATACACTTTATACATGTGCTTACACTATGGTAGTGTATCAATGGGTTATAGTAGGACTTATTATGATATGTAGTATATATTTAACATTTATAGGATGTTGTGGAACACAACAAGAAGAAGTCATGGTAGAAAATAATGAGTTATCATATCATAATAAATCTTCTGATGCTATCCGTAGAGCCGAAAAAGCATTAAATGAAGGAAATTTTGATAATGTTTAAATATTAATATAGTATATATGGTTCAAATTTTAGATATAATTCATAGAACTGGTAAAAAAAATAGATTAAATACAGCTAGAAATTATCTTTTTTTAACTTTAGGTTCAACATTTATATTTGCATGTATTTATTATGCAGCTCAATTTATTGATCCTAATACAAAGAGCATTGCAAAAAGTACTAGTTCAAGAAAATCAGATAGAGTAGAAGATGACAATACTGATCATGATGGTGGTAAACATCAGATAGAAGACAATGAATTTATGACAGAGGATGAAAAATTATCATTTTTTGCTTGTTTGTTATTCTCTTTAGTAACTCAAACAACAGTAGGTTTTGCTTGGTTTGTTCCAACAGATAATAAGACAAGAATAATAGTATTTTTTCAATTAATAACAGTATTGTGTATAACTACATATACTTTGATCTAAATAATTATATAGATTAATTTAATTATTTAGAATAATGAAGAGCCTCCGAATCCAGCACAAACTTCATTCGCTGCTTGATAACCTCCAAAAGATTCTTGAACTTGAGGAGCAGCAGCGTTCTGCAATGGGTTTCTAGGACCAGAATACATTTGATTAAAGTTAGGTTGTTGTTGTGTACCTTGGTTGCTCATAGCAGAAACAGTACCGGTAACTGGAGGATTGCCTGCTTGATAATTTACATTATCAATATATCCAGATTGAGCAATAGGTTGAGAAACAGATACTCCATTAGCCTGTTGGTTTTGTTGTCCTTCTTTAATATTAACTTTACCTTCAACTACTTCAATAATTCTCTCTAAAAGGATATTAACTTTCTCACCAAGTTTAGTTTGTAAACTAAGAACAATGACTAAGAAACCAAGGATAATATTAATTATATTAAAGTCGGCATATTTAACATTGCTGTATGTAGGAATATATGTAATTAGTCTATGAATTAACAAAATACCAATAAACATAACTACAATTTGACCAATTACTTCAACTAAAACTTCTAAACTACCTTTTTCTTCATCAATGTCAGGTACAAATTTTTGTATGCTTTTATTTAAAAATACAATAGGTATGACTGATAATAAACTATATTGAATAATATTCATCATTTCATTCTTAGAATCATCATCAAAGTTGAAAACATGTTTTATTAAACTTGGTCCAGCTCCTCCTGATAATGATACATTTTCACTTGCTTGTTTAACACTTTCCATATATTCTAAAAAAAGAAATTAAAAATATAAATAATTAATATAAAATGTTAAAAGTGTCTAATGCAGAATCTTCTAAAAGAGATTGTTTTGGAAATGTTCACGAAGAATTTCAATATTTACGTTTAATAAATGATATATTGGATGATGGTAGTATGGAAGAAGGTCGTAATGGTAAGGCAAAAACAGTATTTGGTGCAGCTATGCATTTTGATTTAACTGATAATAAAATACCAGTATTAACAACAAAAAAGGTTGCTTTTAAAACTTGTCTAAAGGAACTGTTGTGGTTTATAAATGGACATACAGATAATAAACTTCTAAAGGAACAGAAAGTAAAGATATGGAACGCAAATGCTTCTCGTGAATTTTTAGATTCAAGAGGATTACATAATAACAAAGAAGATGATTTAGGACCAGTATATGGACATCAATGGAGATATTTTAATGCAAACTATACCAACTGTGATGCTGATTATAGTGGAAAAGGCGTGGATCAATTACAAAATATAATTGATAAATTAAAAAATCCTGAAACAAGAAATTCGCGAAGACTAGTAATGTCAGCTTGGAATCCTCAACAATTAGATGACATGGCATTACCTCCTTGTCACATATTATGTCAGTTCTGTGTTACAGAAGGAAATAAATTAAGTTGTTCACTATACCAACGTAGTGGTGATGTAGGTTTAGGTGTTCCTTTTAATATAGCATCATACTCTATACTAACTCATTTGATAGCAAAACATTGTGGATTAGAAGCAAAAGAGTTTGTATATTTTTTGGGTAATGCGCATATATATGATGATCATATAGATGTATTGAAGGAACAAATGAATAGAAAACCATATGAATTTCCTAAATTAGAAATCAGTAATGTTAAGGATAATATAAATAATTACGTAGTTAAAGATTTTACTTTAATTGATTATAAGTATCATGAAAAAATAAAAATGGAAATGCGTAAATAGCTTAGATATTATATGAATAATAATACTATAATATGAGTGGAGCATCAGCTTTAGCAGCAGCAAAAAGAAGAAGATCAAAAGTAGATTCAAGTAGAAGTACAACAAGTACATCTAATAATACAAGTACATCTAACAATACAAGATCAGGCAATACTTCTAGTAATATGCCTCAAAAACTAAATGTTCAACAGTCATTTCAGTATATGTGGCAAAAAATATTACAAGTTGAGTCTATGGTTAATAACAATACGACAATTATGAATAGTAAATCATCTTCAAATAATAATTTTGATGTAAATGATTTACGTCAAAAAATCAACGTGTTAGAAAATTCTATAAAACAAGTATCAAGTAATACTTCTAGTAATACAGTAGAAGTAAATGGTGAAAAATATGTTTCTATTGAACAATTTAATGAAGTAATGAGTAAAGTAGCAGGGGATATGCAGGGTATAACAGAAAAGTTGGCACAATTATCAGAATTTGTTTCTAACGTTCAAAACAACAATGTAGTTTTGAGAAATATTTTAGATTCTATGGATACGCCAAATTTTGGTTTTGATGGAAGTAATAGTGCAGGTTTGAGTATAGGTAGTAATGATAATTCTAGTATAAATGAGGAAAGCGTTAATAATGATGAAGATGGTATTGAAGATGGTATTGAAGATGGTGTTGAAGATAGTATTGAGAATGAAGATCAAGGTGGAGACGATGGTGATGTTGTTGAAAACAATAATAATGTATCAGCAACCCCTGACGTAAGTAGCGTTTTGGAAAAATTAAAAACTTTAAATAGTGAAGATATTAAACAAGAAGTAGCTGCTGAACTAAATAATAACATTACATTGGTTGTAGAAGAGCATAGTAATAAGTCCTCTAATGGATCAACCAATTAAAAAATTGCTTTAAGTAATATAATATAAATATAATATATTACTTGATGGGATATAAATATTCAATTTGGTTAATTCCTAATAATTGGAAGTATATACAATCTTACTACAAAACGGAACATATTCCACACATTACAATAAAAACTTTATTGTCACAGAAGGATGCTTTTAATGAATTTGAATTATTAAAATCTCACTACATGATTAAATATAAAAACAATGTTTATGATTTTAACGATATAAAGTATAAAGGTAAGAAAGGCGATGAATTAGAGGCTTGTGGATTTCTTTGTAAGATTCAAGGTTTAGAATTAGAACATAAACCTCATATGACACTATACTACCACTATCATGATTGTGTACTAAAAATGAAAGCACCAACAGAGGCTTTAGGTAAAGTATGTATAGTAAACACTGTATCCGATGATCCAAAAAAGTGGTTTATAATATAAACTATGGTAGATGATTACATCTAATAATTGAGAGATCATCATCGTTAATTATGATAATTCCTATATTACATTTAATACATAAATTATCAATTAAATTAAAAACCATAGGATGTTTTCTATATTGTAAATATTCAATAAAATAATCACTAGTGGTTAATGTATTATAGTTTCTATTAAGATAACTAATGTTAAAAATAGACTCATTGTCAAGAAATTCCATAATACACAAATTTAAATCATCACATAAGTTATTCATTATATAAATTAAGTGAGTAAAAATATAAAAATATTATTATAAAAAACTTATAATGAAAACTATTATATCTATAATAATATTTTGTGTGGTTCTATTCTTTTATTTACATCTACTATATCATTTAAAAACCAGCGATGATTTAGAATTGTATACAATTGATAATCCATCCAAAGATAAATTAGAGGAAATATGTAATTTAAGACAACCTGTAACATTTGAATTTCATATAGATGATAAAGGTATAAATAGAGAAACGATTTATCAAAAATATGGCGCATTTGATATAAGAGTTAGAGATATAAGTGATATTAATAATGACTATGTACCGCTAGAATTAAATATTGCTTCAAAATTATTTGATAATGATAATGATAATAAATATTATACTGAAAATAACGAAGATTTTTTGAGAGAAACAGGTATAATAAAAATAATTCAGCATAATGATGCTTTTCTAAGACCACATTTAGTATCAAATTGTAATTATGATATAATGTATGGTTCAAATAAAACATGTACTCCTTTACGATATGAACTCAATAATAGAACCTTTTTTTATGTTAATAAAGGAAAGGTTAAGATAAAATTATCTCCACCTAAAAGTAGTAAATATTTATATTGTCAAAAAGATTATGAAAATTTTGAATTTAGATCACTAATAAATCCTTGGAATGTACAACCACAATATCAGCAAGATTTTAATCGCACAAAATGTATGGACGTTGTACTTCACGAAAATGCTATATTATTTATTCCAGCATATTGGTGGTATAGTATTAAATTTAATAAAGATAGTGAATTAATTAGTATGAAATATAAAACATATATGAACCATTTAGCTATTGCACCTCATTTAGTAATGAATATATTACAAAACCAAAATGTTAAGATTAATGCTGTAAAAAATCTAGCTGTACCAACACTTCTTTCACAAGTAAAAGAAATTAAATCTAATGACGAAAACAACATTGGTACAACAAATATAGAAGATTTAGCTGAAAAAGACGAAAAAATATTAAAAAATGAGAAAATTGAAGATAAAAAACTAAAAACAACATAATATAACGCCATATCATGCCTACATACAAGATAAGTATAGAAGATAGAAATTATAAAACCTGGCAACTTTATCTAGATGGTACTCTAGAAAAAGTTGAACCATTAGAAGGATTTTGTCCTATAAAATCAAAGCTATTTTCAGGAGATGTATTTAATTATGATCCAGATACAGGAATGGTTTCGTTACTTCATTCGGTTTTGAGGGCGAGCACAAATATTCCGGGTGTTCTGGTATTATCAGGTATTACGTATGGCAGGAAAGGTAAGAAGATGTTATATAAATTGATACCTGATGATAGGAGGTTACCAATTTTCCTAGCTGGAAAAGAAATAAAAAAAATAGGTCATAGTAAGCATAGAGTTAATAATTATGTGGTTTTCAAGTTTAGTAACTGGAATGATAAACATCCTCATGGTTCATTACTAAACACGTTAGGTTCTGTAGATAGTTTAGATAACTTTTATGAATATCAGTTATATTGTAAAAGCCTTTATGCTTCAATTCAACAATTCTCTAGAGATACATCCAAGGTATTGAAAGAGAAGTCAGAGGATGAGTATATTGATCAGATAATGTCTGCATATAACAGTACAGAAGATCGTACTGATTATGATGTGATAGCAATTGATCCGCCTCAGAGTAGAGATTTTGACGATGCTATGAGTATACAAATAAAGGATGATAATACATATGTTCTTAGTATTTATATATCAAATGTATCATTATGGTTAGATGCGTTAGGTTTATGGGAATCATTTTCAGAAAGAATAGCAACAATATACTTACCAGATAGAAAGAGGCCTATGTTACCAACGTGTCTAGCAGATTGTTTATGTAGTTTAATAGAAAACTTACGTCGGTTTGCTATTGTCTGTGATGTAACAGTATGTAATAATGAGATAGTAGATATTTCATATAAAAATACTTTGATAAAAGTAAGAAAGAATTTTAGATATGAAGAAAAAGCAATGAAAAATGATAGCACATATTGTGCAATATTACAAAAAGTGAAAATCTTATCAAGAAAATATAAATTTGTTAGATGTGTCAATGACAGTCATGATCTAATAGCATATGTAATGATTCTAATGAATTATTATTCAGCGAAAGAAATGATAAAACACAAAAATGGTGTATATAGGTCTGCTGTATTGGGAAATATTCCTGATATACCTGATGATTTACCTGATGAATTCGCAAAATTTATAAAAATATGGAATAGTTCTGGTGGACAATATGTAACCTATTGTGATGAAATAACACATGATATACTAGATCTAGATAGTTATATACATGTGAGTTCTCCTATAAGAAGATTGCCAGATCTTTTGAATATTATCAAGATTCAGCAAAATCTAAATATAACTAGTCTTAATGAAAATGCTAGTAAATTTTATGATTATTGGGTTGGAAGATTAGATTATATAAACACTACTATGAGAGCTATTAGAAAAGTACAAGTAGATTGTAATTTATTGCATTATGTTATGACAAATAGTGATGTATTAGATAAAGTTTATGATGGAAATATATTTGATATGATACGTCGTAATGATGGACTATTTCAATATATATGTTATATACCTGAAATAAAATTGGTGTCAAGACTTACTGTTCGGGAAGAGATGACAGAATTCCAAGGTATAAAACTAAAATTATATATATTTGTTGATGAAGATAGATTACAAAGGAAAATCAGATTACAGATGCTTTAATTTGTAATATTAATATAAATCTTAATACAAGCAAGTACTAATGCAAAAAATCCCAATCCATAAATTATAGAATCAAATAAAATATTAAATTTTTTCTTTGATAAAATAATAGCTAATAATGAGAAAAATATTATAATTGTAAATAAAATTTCTAAGAAATCAAACTCATATTCTAAATATGGTACTCTAATAAGTTTATAACATGCTGCCATACTACCAGAAAATCCAGTAATATCAGTTTCTAATTCATCATAATATAAATTATCAAGAAAGCTGTAAAGAGGAGTCATGAACCTTTTATTTTCAGAACTAGTAGATGATTCTGAAAATTCGGGTTTAAAATACATAGTAGGAGTTTTATAAATATTACAATTCACGAAACATCTCTCAAGATCTGGAAGATGTTTAACTTTATAATCCTGATATCTTTTTTTAAAACCATTATAGTTGATTAAGTATGCTATAGCACTACCAGAAATATTTGTGCATTCCCAAGTATTATCTTTATAGTTAGTAATTCCTTGTGTATATAGTAGAATTATCTCCCAATCTTTTGCAGCATCCTCAATAATATTATCAATTACCTTTTTATTTTTAAACAAAGGTACAGCATCATCTTCTAATATCAATGCGATTTTATTCTTATCATTCTCAAAATGTTGTTTACATACTAAATAATGTGATAAACTACACCCAATAGCAGATCTAGGTAAAATTGGTTTGTTAATAATTAAATCATCATATTCGTTTCCTATATGCTTACCATAAACAGCATTAAATCTGGTATATTTAATATTTAAATCATCAAGTCTATGTTGCATTCGTTCATATTTATCAGTATCTTGTTTTAAATTAATAATATATGTATCATAACTCATATTATTAATATTTGTATTTTATTTTCTTAATAGTTCCTTAATGTTAGCTAACTCAGATTCTAT